CGACCGCATTGACGGGTTGGTGAAGGCGCTGCGAGTGCGTGGCGTGTACGACGCCAGCCAGCCTGCGCTGCAACGGCTTCTCACGGAGGGCGACAACAATGCGCTTATTCCAGTTGATAAGTGGATGGCTTTCAGCGAAAAGGGCGGCCTTAAAGGAAGCATTGACCTCCTCCCGCTTGACACGCTCGCAAATGCGCTACTTAACTGCTATAGAGCTAGAGAGGACATCAAGAGCCAAATCTACGAAATCACGGGCATCTCGGACATCATCCGAGGCACCTCGTTCGCCAGCGAAACCGCGACCGCGCAGCAAATCAAAGGCCAGTACGCGGGATTAAGACTGCGCTCCATGCAGGAGGACGTTGCGCTTTACGCCTCCGAAATTATCAAGCTCAAATCGCAGGTGATGTGCCTGCACTTCCAGCCCGAGACGATCCTTGCTTACGCCGCCGCAGGACAAATGACGCCAGCGGATCAGCAGTTGATCCCGCAAGCTATAGAGCTGTTGCGTAACAAGCCGCTGCGCAATTTCCGCGTAGACATTGCTGCTGACAGCCTTGTGATGCTGGATGAGAACCAGAACAAGCAGGATCGGATGCAGTTCTTGCAGGCGTTTGGTGGGTTTCTCGCGCAAGCGTTGCCCGTCGGCCAAGCCTCCCCGCAGATGGTGCCGATGATGATGGAGTTGCTGCGCTTTGGGATGCAGGCGTTTAAGGCCGCACGCCCGATTGAGGGTCAGATTGACGCTACGTTGCAGCAGCTTCAGCAGGCCGCGCAACAGCAGCAACCCGATGGCGAGCAACAGGGCAAGCAGGCCGAGTTGCAGCAGAAGGGTCAGCTTGAGCAGGGCCGTATGCAAATGGAAGCGGCGCTACAGCAGGCAAAACTGCAACAGCAGATGCAGATGGAGCAGCTGAAAAACCAGACGAAGCTGCAAATGGAGCAGCAAAAGCAACAGTTTGAAGCGCAGTTGGAAGCCATGAAGCTGCAAAGCCAGCAGGAAGCGGCCAAGTACAAGGCGGACATGGACGCCCAGACGCGCTTGATTATCGCGCAGATGAATAAAACTTTACCAACGCTTCCGCTTAATCAATGAAACGCACGTATGTTTTATTAGACGGCGAGTTTGTGGAGCGCAAAAAGGATGCGCAGGGCCGGTATCACTACGTTCAGCCCGACATTCAGCCCTACAAGAGCATGATTGACGGTCGCATGGTTACCTCGCGCTCACAGCACCGTCGGCACCTCAAGGCAAACGGCTGCGTTGAGGTTGGCAACGACGATCCCGCGCGGCATTTGCCGAAACCCAAGGTGGATAACAGCCGCCTTGAGCGTTTGAAGTGGGAAGTTAACCAGCGCATGACGAACGATCAAGCTGACCGGGTGATCCGGCAGCTGCGGCAAGAGTTGAACTTCACCAATCCCCACAGGAGAGGCTAATCGTGGACGTTGAAAACCAGAATGCGGAAGCCCCACAGGCGGAAGATTCCCGGCGAGCGATGTTGGAGCAGGGTTTTGAGGCCATTGAGAAGGGCGAACCCGTAGAAACCATTGGGCAGCGCGACGAAAAGGGCCGTTTTGCCCCTCGCCAAACCCAGCTTGAGCGAGAACCCGAGGCTGACGCCGAACCGCCGGTATGGAAACGTCCCCCTGCGTCGTGGAAAAAGGATTTCCATGAGATTTGGACCAAAGCTGACCCAAAGATGCAGGAATACGCATGGCAGCGTGAGGAGCAGATGCGTGCGGGCGTGGAACCGCTGCTCTCCAAGGCGCAGTTTGCCGATGCGATGCAGGAAGCCATCCAGCCGTACATGAACACGATCCAAGGGCTGGGATTGCAGCCCGAGAAAGCCGTGGCGGCGCTAATGGAAGCCGACCACAAGCTGCGTAACAGCGACCCGCAGACGAAAATGGCGTATTTTTACCAGCTTGCGCAGTCCTACGGCATCAACTTGGGTGCCGTACAGCAGGGCGCAGCGCCGCAGGGTGCGGTGCCGCAGGGCAGCGTTGACCCGATGGTGTATCAGCTTCAAAACGAGCTGAACAACGTGCGCGGCGAGGTGATGGGCTGGAAACAGCAGCAGGAGATGCGTGAAAATCAGACGCTTCTCAACGAGATCAATCAGTTCAGCACGAAAGCTGAACATTTTGAGGACGCCAGAGCGACCATGATTCAACTCCTACAGAGTGGCATGGCCGAAACGCTGGACGAAGCCTACGAAAAGGCCATTAGATTGAACCCTGATCTGTTTGAGCAGGTGAACAAGGCCCAACAGGCCGAGATCGCCAACAAACAGGCCAGAGAGGCCAACAAGGTTGCGAAAGCAGCCAGAGCAGCAGCGGTGAGTGTCAGAAGCGCCACACCCGGCGTAAACACGGCTCCCAAAGGCGGCGACCGTCGTGCGATTTTGGAAGAGCAGTTTGCCGATCTGGAATCGCGTTTGTAATTAACTGATATAGGAGACTTCAAATGGCATTTGCCAACTCTAGTATCAGCGACATCATCGCTACTACGATTCAGAGCCGTAGCGGTGAGCTTGCTGATAACGTGACCAACAACAACGCGTTGTTGCGTCGTCTCAAGGAGCGTGGGAACGTCAAGACGTTCTCGGGCGGTAACGTGATTTTGCAGGAAATCATGTACACCGATCCGACCACGAACAACACGAACAGCTACTCCGGTTACGAAGTGCTGAACGTCGGTCAGAACTCGCCCATTAGCGCGGCGCAGTTCTCCATCACGCAGTACGCGAGTGCGGTGACGATCTCGGGTCTGGAGATGATCCAGAACTCGGGCAAGGAGGCCATCATTGACCTTCTTGACGGTCGCATGTCGGTTGCCGAAGCGCAGCTGGCTAACCGCATCAGCGGTGACCTGTACGGTGATGGCACCGGCAACGCGGGCAAGAACCTCACGGGCCTTGCTGCGGCTGTGCCGGATGACCCGACCACGGGAACCTACGGCGGCATCAACCGCGCCGTGTGGTCGTTCTGGCAGTCCAAGGTGTTTGATGCCTCGGTGAGCGGTACGGGCGTTGTCTCGTCCACCACCATTCAGGGGTATATGGACGCCCTCGCTGTGCAGTTGATCCGTGGCACCGACAAGCCTGATCTGATCGTTGCAGACAATAACTTTTACCGTTATTACTTGCAGTCGCTTCAGAACATTCAGCGCGTGACGGACAGCGGTTCCAGCATGGCTGGCGCGGGCTTTGCCTCCCTCAAGTATTACGGCGCGGGCATGGCCTCCGACGTTGTGCTGGACGGTGGTATCGGCTCGTCCACCTACAACAGCGGTGCTGGCAACGCGAACCACATGTGGTTCCTCAACACCAAGTACCTGCACTTCCGCCCGCACAAGGATCGTAACTTTGTGCCGATTGGCGGCGAGCGACAGGCCGTTAACCAAGACGCCATTGTGAAACTGATTGGCTGGGCAGGTAACTTGACCTGCTCGGGCAGCCAGTTCCAAGGCGTGTTGATTGACTAAAGGAGTACACGACAATGGCTGTTTCTACTTCAAATCTGATTGGCGTGTCCCTTGGTTACACCGACACCAGCCCGATGTTTAAGGTTGGCACCACCGTCAACCTTGACGATGGCGGTCAGGCCATTTATGTGCAGGCGGCTTCTACCGTCAGCACCTACATGGCGGTTTCGGTGAAGGGCGACAACACCGTGGTGCCGCTCACCACGACCAACTCGGCAAACAGCAAGGCCGTTGGCTTTGCTCAGGCGTCCATTGCCTCGGCCTCGTATGGCTGGGTGCAGCTGGGCGGCAAGCCGGTTGTTAACCTCGCTGCGTCATGCCTCCCGGCGGTTCCGCTCTTTACGACGGCCACCGCTGGAACGCTTGACGACGCCACGGTGACTGGCGGTCTGGTTGAGGGCATCGTTGCCCTGACCACGGCCTCTGGTGCCACCGCGTTGACCTGCGTTGCGGGCTACCCGCACGTTGCAACGGGCGTTGTGGGCTTCTAATGAAGCCTCTGGAGATCACGGTACAGGCGGCAGGTACGGCAGAGGAGCTTTGCTCCAACATCCGGTCTGCGCTGTCCCGTGGTCTGCCAGAACTGACCCTCGCTCCCATCAAGCACGATGGTCACATTGTATTGGTGGCGAGCGGGTGGTCTATGCCCGATTACATTGACGAGATTAAGGCGCACCGCAGAGCCGGTCGCCCCATTGTGGCTGTAAAGGCCGCACACGACTTTCTAGTGGAAAACGGCGTTAACCCTGATATGTGGGTCAACCTTGACCCGCGTGACCGCACAAACGGTATACAGCGGCTTAACGACTACACGGTGTATATGCCAGCCTCGCGCTGCCCACCGTCCACGTTTGATTACCTCAAGGGCCGCAAGGTGTTGCTGTGGCACTCATGGGCAGAAGGCCCAGAGATGGACGCTATCGGCCCCGGCAAACTGGCTGTAGGCGGCGGCACAACCTCCGGCTTGCGAGCGGTCAACATCGGTTACCTTCTCGGGTTCCGCAAGTTCACGATGTACGGCTATGACTCCTGTAACCGCGCTGATGGCGTTAAACGGTTTACGGGCGATGTTACCGGCCCTGCCATTGATGTGTTTGTCGGCGGCCCGTCGGGCAAGAAGTTCAGCTGCAACATGGCAATGGCCCAGCAAGCAAACGAATTCCAGAAGCTCTTTGATGTGATGGGCGATCTGCAAGTGGAGGTAAAAGGCCCGGGACTGATTGCCGAAATCATGCGCGTGCGCGATCAGCGCAAGGCCGCGTAATGGCAATCCCGAGCAGAGTTCTTGGATCGGGCGTTAACAGCCTGTCCACCGTATCTATTTGCGGCGACGGCAATGCCTCGGTGACGGCAGCCGGTACGTCAGCTGGTAACGCCACACAACTGACTTACGTTTACAACAACATCACAACGGTTGCCTCGGGCGCTGGCGTTAAGCTGCCGCCTACCGAAATGGGCGAAACCATTATTGTGAAAAATACGGGCGCAAACCCGCTGACGGTGTACCCCTACGATACGGGTAGCAGCATCAACAACGTCGGGTTTGGCACGATCAATGTGGATTGCTCGGCCATGTTCTTTGCCGTAAGCAACACGCTATGGGAGGAATTGCAGGGCTTTGGCCGTGCGGTTCCCA